TTCCTGTCCATCTTCTACCGTTTTTACTTGACGGGACGTTCCCTGGTATAAATATTCCTCTTGGCATACATATTCTATTAGTTCAGCCGCACTTTTAACTCCGTTAAGAGCTATAAAGTCCGAAAAATCTTTTGACTTATAATCAAAGGTACCAAATTTTCCATTAGTAAAAAATAAAGGTGTAAAACTATATAGCTTTCTATGCTTATTAGCAAAAGATATTCCAGTACGATCAAAGTCATATAATATATATATTCTTGCAAATTTGTCATATAATTCTTTAACAATATCTGCAGGAATGACACAACTTTCTGACGAAGGAGCTACTGCTGGTATTCCCCATATATCTAAACACATAACATCTTTTAGTGATTTAGTAATAACTAATGTATCTCCGCTGTCAGGCAGTTGGCTCAAACCTTGGAGGTCAGACACACTAGTATTACTTAACCATTTAAATTTGCTATACGGTTGATATATTTTTAATTTTCCCTCTCCAAAGTTATAAGCGTAAATAGGATTAAACCTATTAGAGCTAACAATGAGATTACCATTAACCCACACGTGTTCTGCGGGTTGGACGTGAAATTTATTAAGGATGTTGCAACATATTCCATATTTAGACCAAAAAGTTTTATCTTCCTTAGAATTCCAAGGACGTGTTTTAATTTGTATAGTAGTAGAAGATTCTTCTATATTTTCTAACTCTTTCATATGCTTACCCACATATTGTTTAGTGGGGGCCATAAAAGATTTAGTGGAAATTCCTAATTGAAAGTCATTATCTACTAAGCGGTATGTGTCAAATCGTTTAAGTCCAAACATTTTTGTAAGGAATGTGAAACAATCGCCAGTATCACCTGTACTAAAGTCTTTAAAAAAGAATTTACCACTGTTATGTCTGAAAATAGTAAAAGAAGGAGATTTATCTTTACGTAGAGGAGAGCACATAGCTCTCCCATACTTAAAGTCCTTACCTATATAGTAAGAAAAGATGTCTAAGCAAGTTACCCTGCTTAGAATCTCATCTTCACTTAGTTCCACTACTTTACTACCGTACATTAGAACGGCATTTCAGCACCACCAGTAGCCATCACTGTTTCTGGTGCTGTAGTAGTAGCATCTGGTTCAGGCTTAACTAGTTTCTTCTTATTCCAATCAGAAATATAGATGTTAGTTTTATCGGCTGGTACTTCCATAGCCTCAATAAAGTTAGGGAATTTAGGAAGTGATACATATTTACCTTTGTAAATAAATAACATTCTAAATTTTCTACCCATAAACTTTTGACCAAAGAGGTTTATAACTTTATTACCATACTCTGCAAACGTTGTTACATTGTCGATAACGAATTCTGATTCAGACATACACTTAGTAGCAATATGCTTAACACGACGAGACACATCTGTAGCTTGCTTTTCTACATCTCCAAAATCTGGATTAGCAGGGAATTCTGCATGCTTAACTGTTGCACCATTTGGTTGCTTAAACTCAAAGTCTAAACGTCCACCTTTATCCATATTTAAGGATACACTTACTAGTTCGCAGTTCTCTACGATACCTACTGATGGCATTACTCCACCTGTACTGTTACTTTCTACGTTAGTTCCGTACATTTTTCTCTCTTTTAAAAATTAATTACTTATTGATATGCTTCGATGGCACTTGCCACCAATGTTAAATCGTTTGGAATTTTAACAGACCCAAACATGTCTTTCGGAGTTTTACCAGTATTAGTACCGTCGTTTTGTGTAATAAACGAATACGTCATACCATTCTCACTCTTTGTGACATCTGTATACAATACAATTGTAAACATACCCTCTAGAGTAACTACATTGTCCATCATCTTACCGATAGTCTTAGCTTTGGTAACTTTATTACCATGAGCGTCATATGTAACTTCTGAGTGCATCATAAACACAACTAATAAATCCTCACGCATAGATTTAACTGCATTGATAACTGACCAAGCATTCTGAGCAATCTCAGTAAACTTTTTGAAACCAGTTTCGTTAGCTCTACGCATGTATTCATTAGCCATAGTGTATTGATAATCATCAACAATAATCGTCTTGATTTCAGGACGTTTCTCATTAATGTAATTCAAACAGCCAAGAATCTCGTGGGGTACATCTGTAGAACAGAAATTACCTTTAGGATTCTCTTTGTCGAATGTAGGATACTTAGTCTTCCATCCTTTAAACGGTAGTGCCTTACGGGCTACGTTTACAATGAAAGTTGACTCAGGGTTTAAGTTCTCGATTGAGGTGGATTTCCCTGTTCCACTAGCGCCAACTATTAATACTTCTTGTGCCATTAGTTTTCTGTTTTTACAATATTAGTTCCTAGGCATTGTGTACAATGGGTTTCTTTTGTGTTTGTAACCCAATCGTCGTCACAATCTTTGCAATAATAAGTCATGTTAAAATAAATTTAAATCGGTTTTTACTTTTTCTTCTTCTGCGTGTCTTACATTCCATTTGGTTCCTCTAAGCTCTGTATGTTTTTCTTGAAGTTTACGACGACAACGTCCCACCCCTTCGAATGAAGGGTATTCTTTGTTGTGTAAACCTTTTAGGAAATCTTTAGTACTTAATGTATTTATATTGACATTATATGCCAACAAAACAAAACCATATAAAACATAGTCACAATCTCTAGCCTTGGGCTTGTGAAGGAGGATCGACGACACCTTCTTCTCGTACTTCTTGATTTTCATTGCTTGAATAGGTTGGTGGTTTAGCATCTAATATTTGATTATGAGCCAAATCATTTTCCATAAGCGCAATGCAAGGCTCGCCCTCTCTAACCTTCAAATAATGCCAAAATATAGCATTATCTGTAGGCCATCTCTTTGGGCCGTATGCCCTAATCCCAAGCATTTCTGGTCTATGTGTTACGATAACAATGTCAGAATACATATAACATGCATCTGCACCAAAAATATCTTGTTTCTTAGGGTAATGTAAATCAGGATTTTGGATACGTTCTGAATTCTCTATGTTACGATTCATTTGAGATATTAGAATGAATGCCACTCTAATAACCTTTTTTAAACCGTTAAACATAGCCATCAAATCATAGAGTAAATCTCTATCTTGTGCTCCTCCTACCTTTTTTACAAGCAGAGTATGATCTAACATAATTATAACAGGTTTGTTCTTTTCTTTAGAGAACGCTAATATAGTTGCCTCTAAAGCTTTAACACTACCTGGTATATCTACATAATTTATATCATACTTATTTAACTTGCGAGCTTCTTGTACTGCATTCATATAATAGTTGTCATTGAGAGTAAATTTCTCTGACGCACTATACAATTGCTGTGTAGTAAGTTTCATCTTATTACTAAGTTTACGACCAATAAGCCGTGAAGATAGCATCTCAAAGTTAAATGATAGTATTGCAAAATCATCCTCTTGATTAAGATCTTTCAATCCTGTCTCAAGTTGGCCTAATACTGCAGTTTTACCGCTACCAGACATACCAGCAATAGTTGTGATAGTCTGCCATTCAATCCCTCCCATAGAAATAGTATTAAACTTTTTCCATGGAGTGGTTAGAGATTTAATAGTTCCTTTTCTTCTACCGTCTATGTAGCGTAATGCTGCACTAGAGGCTTTAGATATATGGCGCCAAGGTAATGGTTTGTGTTCCTCGCTCATATTAAATCTTCTCCGTAATTTTGTTCCTCACTCGCTTTTGGAGGTTCGATTCCATCATACATAGTCCAAGCTTCTTGGTTTAAGTATGAGCTCATCATCTTCCAACGCGGGCGGAACTCGTTAGTATAACTGGCTTGCTTTCTGTCTTCATGTTCAGCTGCAATAGCTTTAAGAATAACTTCGTGCAATCCAGGTGTTCTCTCTATTAATGCTATATATTTAAGCTTGTTACGCTTCATATCATTATGTAGAGGTCTGCCTTGATCCTTTCTAGGATAGGCAATTGCAAATTGATTCCAACAATCCTCACATCCTCGCACCTTAAATAAATCCAACGCTTTTTGACGGAGCGTAAGAGACTGATCGGGCATGATTTTGACAAAGCCTCGTGTCTGTAATTTTACACTGTCTATAGGTAGGATTTCTAAGTATTTCTGAGTTTGTTTATCTCCTTCGCTTTTAAGAAGCATATAAACAAATTCACTAGGAGTGAGATGATTGCCTTTCAACTTGGTCAAGTTCAAAGATACTTTCATCACAATTTAGGTATTTATCAAGTTCCTCTTCCGTTAAATCTATCAGAACCTCATCTGGTAGACATCTTAATTCTTCTTCACATTTGATACAATCAATCATGACATTTTATATTACCTTCAGAATCCCTATTTTGCTCTGATGCTTGTACTGTAAAGAAATATAAATATACGTCTTTTTCAGATACTATACAACCAAATTCCATTTGCATAATCTCTGCTATTGCAGCTGGAACTAAAGTCTCTAAATCTTGATAATAGAATTTCAACACTTGAAAAATGTGAAATATTTCATCAAAATTTAGAGTTTTGCCTTTATAGGGGCTTTCTTTCATATTTACATTATTTTAATGCCAGTGGAGACTATTTTGAGTTTCTTCTATATCTGCTATTTGCATAGCAACATGCTCTTTATAGTCTTTTAAGACATACTCTTCTGTAAATGTATGCAATTTAGTATACTTTTCCAAAGCATT